TATCTATCTAGAAGAAGGTGACGTATTAGAAGGTGGAGCAAGCGCAGCTTCAGATTTAACGCTTTTTGTTTCATATGAAGTTATAGACGACGCTTAGGAGGTTTAAATTATGGCTGGAAATGGCGGAATAATTGGACCTGTAAAAGTTATCAATACACCACAAACAAAGACTACCACTTTTACATCATCAGGTACTTTTTCAAAAATAAACTGTACCTCAACAATAACTGATTTATTAGTTGTTGCTGGAGGAGGTGGCGGTGGTAATGGCGCTGGCGCTGGAGGCGGAGGTGGCGGCGGTGGAGGTTTTAGACAAGCTGCTTGTATTACAACAGCAGGACACGTAACTGTAACTGTTGGAGCCGGTGGTACTGGATCTCCTTCTTATACTACTTTGTCTAGTCAAGGAGGATCTTCAACTTTTGCATGTATTACTTCAGCTGGTGGCGGAAGAGGCGGTAATCACCCTCACCCACCTAATCCAGCTAGTAAATGTGGTGGAGATGGTGGATCTGGTGGTGGAGGAGCAAGTGCTTTTTGTGGTGCAGCAGGAGATGGTAACACGCCTTCAACAAGTCCCTCTCAAGGAAATAATGGTGGAACTGGTGGGGGTCCAAGTCCGAGTTCTGGTGGCGGAGCTGGTGGTGGAGGTGGAGCCGGAGGAGCAGGTTCTAATGGAGCAGATGGTTGTGGTGGAAATGGTGGAAATGGATCAGCCGATTCTATTACAGGAAGTTCTGTAACTTATGCTGGTGGTGGCGGTGGAGCAGTTCAAAGTCCGCCTGGTGCAGGAACTGGACCAGATGGCGGTTCTGGTGGCCCTGGTGGCGGTGGACAAGGTTCTGAAAGAAGAGCGTGTGGACAAAATTATGAAGATGGAACAGCAAACACTGGTGGTGGCGGTGGTGGGTCTGATGGTAGTAATCACCCTGGAGCTGGAAGTGGTGGTTCAGGTATTGTTGTTGTAAAAGAGGTAGCTCCTAAATGTGCATCAGGTGTTTGGGATATGAATACAGTATTAGATGAAGTTAGCGCAGGTAATTGGATTACAAGAACAGCAACAATAGATTATTTAGTGGTCGCTGGTGGTGGATCTGGTGGAGCAAATGCTGGTGGTGGAGGTGGAGCAGGTGGTTACCGAGCATCAGGTTACGGGCCAAGTCCATTACGAGGAACAGCACAAAGTTTAAGTTTAGGAGAACATTCAATAACAGTTGGAGCTGGAGCAGCTGGCCAGTCTTCTTGTAGAGGTGCAAAAGGATCTGATTCAGTTTTTGGTTGTATTACTTCAACAGGTGGAGGTTATGGAGGTAAACTAGCTACACCTGGAGATCCAGGAGGGCCTGGAGGATCAGGTGGTGGTGGAGGTACTGCATATCTGTCAAATCCAAGAGGAGCTGGTGGGTCTGGTAATGAAGGATCGCTTAGTCCTCCTCAAGGAAATGATGGTGGACAAGGAGCAGCTCCTCCAGGAGCACCTAACTGTAAATTAGCAGGCGGTGGTGGAGGTGGAGCAACAGCTGCTGGTGGTGATGGATCACAGCCAAATGGAACAGGTGGATCAGGTGGTGCAGGAGCACCAAATACAATTTTAGGACCAGACACTACTTACGCTGGAGGTGGAGGTGCTGGAGCTTACGGAACTAAAGGATGTGGAGGTGCAGGTGGTGGTGGAAACGGAGGCCAAAACATTCCTATAGATGCAACCGCAGGATCAGCTAACACCGGTGGTGGAGGTGGAGGAAGTGGTGCTGAACCTACAGGAGGAGCAGGTGGCTCAGGTATCGTGGTCGTTAGAGTTCCAAGTGAATTTACTTTAGCAGGAACACCAAGTCCTGCATTTACTGGATCAACTCATCCAGGAGGAGATAAGATAGGTAAATTTACAGCATCTGGAACGTTGACAATTGGCGAAGCATAAAATATAAATGTAATTTTAAAGGAGTAAAAAAATGGCACATTTTGCAGAATTAAAAACAAAAGTAGATCCAACAGGTTTTACATCAGATACACATCAAATTGTGGAAAGAGTAGTAGTTGTTGCTAATGATGAAGTTCCTTCGGACATGCATGTTGATGGAGAAACATGGTGTATTAATTTTTTTAATGGTGGTATTTGGAAACAAACTTCTTACAATCACAATTTTAGAAAACAATATGCAGGTATTGGAATGGTTTACGATCCTGTAAAAGATAAATTTTTATCACAACAACCTTATGCATCATGGTCATTAGATGCAAGTGACGATTGGCAAGCACCAATAACTTATCCAACAGTTATAGAAGAAGGTGATGTAATGTATATGATTTCATGGAACGAAACAAAATATCAAGCCGACAACACAACAGGTTGGGAAGCAACAAAAACTAACGACGAATCGGAAACACCTACCAAATATAATTGGAATGGCACAGCTTGGGTGTCCGAATAGGAGACTCAAATGCCTAGAAATAAATCTGGCTCAGCAAACGGTGGTGTAATTGGAAAAACGAATAGAACTTCGTTTGGAAAAGATAAAATACACACTAAGACATCATCAGGAAATATTACAACACTATCAACAACTAGAGTAGCAGCTATTGCAGTTGTAGGTGGTGGAGCTGGTGGTGATGGTAATACTGGTGGTGGCGGTGGTGGTGGCGGTGTAGCAGTTTGCACATCTTTTAGTGTATGCGGAAGTACAACTTATCCAATCACAATAGGAGCTGGTGGATCAGCTTCTCCTGGTTCTGGTGCTGGAACAAGTGGTAATACATCAAATTTTAATTGCGCATCTGCTTTAACCGGAGTATCAGGAAAAATTCAAGCAACAGTTTCAAGACCTCCAGGCAATACAACACCAGGAGGAACATCAGGATCAGGAAATGCAGGAGGAGCTGGTTGGAATCAAACACCATGTGGAGCATCTGCACCAGGTGGAACAGGTGGAGGAGGTGGTGGAGATTCTGCAGTAGGATCAGCTGGTTTACGAGGAAACCCACCAGGTCCAGGAATTGGTGGAGCAGGTGGTGCTGGTACAACAGTTTCTTCAAGTTTTTTTCCAGGAGCACCTAATTGTGGAGCTTTTGGTGGAGGAGGCGGTGGTGGTGGCTACTATGAACCAGTTGGTAATCCAGGTTCAGGAAAAAGAGCAGCAGCATCACATGGTGGTGGACAAGGAGGTGGAGGATTTGGTCCTGCACCTTGTACAACAGGAGAAGCAGGTACTGCTAATACTGGCGGTGCTGGCGGTGGTGGAGCTGCAAATAATGTTGCATCAGGAGCAGGTGGCTCTGGTGTAGCTATCATAAAAGAATTAAACAAAGCAAGTGGTGTGTGGTCACTTCAAAGTCAATTTCAAGCACAGTTACAAGGAACATGGCCTGATGGATCAACAGGTACCTTATTAGATTATATGGTAGTCGCTGGCGGTGGTGGTGGCGGAGTTGGTAGAAATAATTATAACGGAGGTGGTGGAGGAGGAGCTGGTGGTTTTAGAGAATCATCGGGTGCTTCTACAGGAGGTTATAGTGCTTCTCCTTTAGGTTCAGGAAGTTTATTTACATTAGCAGGATGTTATTCAATTACAGTTGGTGCTGGTGGAGTAGGTGGACCTTATCCAGGCACAAATGCTTCATCTGGAAGTGATTCTATATTTTCAACAATTACATCTGCAGGTGGAGGTAAAGGTGGATCAGGTGCTGGTGGTGGAGCAACTGGAGGTTCAGGGGGTGGTGGATTTAACAGTTGTGCTACTCCTAGATGTGGATTTGCAGGAAATACTCCCCCAGTAAGTCCTCCTCAAGGTAATGCTGGAGGTAATGGAAGTCCAGGACCCGTAGGTGGTGGTGGAGGTGGTGGTGGAGCTGGTGCTGCAGGTGCAAATGGTTCTACTCCTGGTAACGGGGGTAATGGTGGAAATGGTGTAGCAACTTCAATTACAAATTCACCAGTTACAAGAGCTGGAGGTGGTGGAGCTGGAACTTATTCTCAAGGTGGTGCATCAACTAATGCAGGTTGTGGTGGAAGTGGAGGTGGTGGTAATGGTACTCCTCAACCAAATAGTAATAGTGGTCAAAATGGAACTGCAGGAACAACTAATACTGGTGGTGGCGGAGGTGGTGGATCAGCAACTCCTCCTGGAAGTGGAGGTGGAGGTAATACTGGAAATGGAAATGGTGGAGCCGGTGGATCAGGAATTGTAGTGGTAAGAGGACCAAGTACAGTTGGTTTTTCAGCAGCACCAGGAACAAATTCTGTTACTACATTACCAGGTCCAGCTGGAGGTTACAAAATAGCCACGTTTACAGTTTCAGGTACATTGACAGTTTCGTAAAAAATGTTATATTAAATTCATAAAGACATATGAACTTAACAAATTATTATTGGTATTTTAAATCAGCAATCCCTTCTAGGATCTGTGATGATATTGCTAAATATGGAAAATCTTTACAAGATCAAATGGCAGTAACTGGTGGTTATGGTGATAGTAAAAAATTAAATAAAAATCAAATTAAAGATTTAAAAAAGAAAAGAGATTCTAATATTGTTTGGATGAATGATAGATGGATATATAAAGAAATACAACCATATATTCATCAAGCAAATACAAATGCAGGTTGGAATTTTGAATGGAATTATTCTGAATCTTGTCAGTTTACAAAATATGTAAAAGGACAATACTATGATTGGCATTGTGATAGTTGGGATAAACCTTATTATAGACCAGAAAATCCACAAGATCCTAGCAATGGTAAGATAAGAAAACTATCTGTAACTGTAAGTTTATCAGATCCTAAAGAATATAAAGGTGGTGAGTTAGAGTTTGATTTTAGAAACTTTGATCCTGATAAAAAACGTAATGTTAAAAAATGCACAGAAATATTACCTAAAGGATCTTTAGTTGTATTTCCTTCTTTTGTGTGGCATAGAGTGTGTCCAGTTAAAAGCGGAGAAAGAAAAAGTTTAGTAATATGGAACTTAGGGTGGCCATTTAAATAATATGAAAAAGAAAAAAGCTAAAGCTAAAAAACAAAAAATAAAAAAAGAAGTAGTTAGTTATCCAAAACAATTACAATTAGAAGAATATTTTAAGTGTCCTATATGGTGGTCTGATGAACCTAAGTTTGTAGATAGTTTAAATAAAGTTTCAGATAAATATATTGAAGCATCAAAGAAAAATTTAAAACCAAATATAGATAAACGTAATAAAAAGTTTGGTGACAAAGGTGATATGGGTCATGTTTTTCATTCAACAACATTAATTGGTGATCCTAATTTTAAAGAGTTACAAGATTACGTGGGTGCTACATCACAAAACTTATTAGGTGAGATGGGTTTTGATTTAAGTAATTATCAAGTATTTACTACAGAAATGTGGGTACAAGAGTTTGCTAAAAAAGGTGGTGGACACCATACTTTACACACACATTGGAATGGTCATATATCTGGTTTTTATTTTTTAAAAGCAGATGAGTCTACATCTTTACCAATGTTTGAAGATCCAAGACCAGGTAATGTTATGAACTTATTACCAGAAAAAGATAAAACAAAAATAACTCATGCATCATCACAAATTAATTATCAAGTTAAACCAGGTAGAATAATGTTTTTTCCATCATACTTGCCTCATCAATATATTGTAGATTTGGGATATAATCCATTTAGATTTATACATTGGAACTGCCAAGCAATACCAAAAGGAGTGTTAAATGTCGTTTAAGAAAAATAAATATACAGTATTAAAAAAAGCTATTTCACCAGAGCTAGCAGAGTTTGTTTATAAATATTTTTTAAACAAAAGAGAAGTTGCAAAATTTTTATTTGATCAAAGATATATATCACCATTTACAGAATATTTTGGTATATGGAACGATGAACAAGTGCCAAATACTTATTCACATTATGGTGACATTGCAATGGAAACATTACTACAAGAAGTAAAACCTGTTATGGAAAAACACACTGGAATTAAATTAAGTCCTACTTACTCTTATTCAAGAATTTATAAAGAAGGAGATGTCTTAGCAAGACACAGTGATAGATACTCTTGTGAAATATCTACAACATTAAATTTAGGTGGTGACCCATGGCCAATATATTTAGATCCAACAGGTAGAAGAGGTCAAGCTGGTATTAAAATAGATCTTAAACCAGGTGATATGTTAATATATTCTGGTTGTGATTTAGAGCATTGGAGAGAAGAATTTAAAGGTAAAGATTGTGGACAAGTATTTTTACATTACAACAAAGCTAATTCTAAAACAGCAAAAGAAAATTATTTAGATAAAAGACCTTTACTAGGTGTGCCTGCTTGGTTTAAAGGAACTAAATTGACAAAATCTAAAAAATAGTCTATACATTAGGCTTGCGAGGGGATGATCCACCACAGATTCCCCTTGCTTTA